TCTGAGGATGTACAAGCATTGTATAAAGAACTCAACAATGAAACAGCAGAATCTAATGCTGGTTTGGAATCAGGAGAAAAAGAGCCTGAAGAAAAACAAGCTGAGGCTTCTACTGAAGTAGTAGCTGAGTCGCAGGCCGACAGTGTCAAAGAGCAAGCAACTGAGTCTGTAGCTGAAGAGCACAGCGAAACAGACAAAGAAGAAAAAAAGGAAACATGGGAACAAAAGTATAGAACGTTACAGGGCATGTATAATAAAGAAGTTCCGAGCTTAAATGCACAGAACAGAGAATTAAACAGTCGTGTATCCCAGTTAGAATCTTTACTAGGCGAGATGAATAAAGTAGAAAAGCCAGTTGAAAAAGAAGTAACAGTTGAAAAATTAATTACTGATGCTGAAATGGAAGACTATGGTGATTCTATTGAAATCATGCGTAAAGCAGCTAAAGAAGAAATAGCAGGACAATTGGGTCGTGTTAAACAGCTGGAAGCAGAAATAGCAGCGTTGAAAGGTGTTGTACCACAAGTACAGCAAGTTCAACAGCAACAAAAAACTAGTTCTGAAAAACAGTTTTGGGATACTTTAAACCATGAAATACCTAATTGGAATGAGACTAATAGCAATCCAGATTTTCAATCTTGGCTTTTAGAGGTAGATCCACTAACAGGTATTAACCGCCAGACACATTTAGAAGACGCACAGCGTAAACTAGATGCTGGTAGAGTTATAAATTTCTTTAGAACTTTTGAAGGTGTAAGTGGTATTGGTAATAGTGCTCGTGAGAAAAATGCTACGCAATCTGCTGAATTACAAAAGCAAGTTGCTCCGGGACGAGGACGTGCTGGACAACCTGTAACTAATGATGCTAAAACTTATTCACCTAAAGACATCGAAAAATTTTTTAAAGATGTTAGAACAGGTAAGTATAAGGGAAGAGATGATGAGCGTGGCAGAATGGAACGTGACATTTTCGCTGCACAGCGAGAAGGTCGCATAGTTAATTAATAGTAAAAGGAGGCTATTATGGCTTTTGCAACATCATCAGGTCATCCTAATTATACAGGTAATTTTATACCTGAAATATGGTCTGGTAAATTAATCGAGAATTTCTATGATGCAACTGTATTATCAGCAATCTCAAACACCGATTACGAAGGTGAAATTCGTAATATGGGAGATACGGTCAATATCCGTACAACTCCTGAAATAACAATTCAAACCTATGTTAAGGGTCAAACTCTTTCAGTAGAGAATCCTGACAAGGCTAAACTACAACTCGTCATCGACAAAGGTGAATACTTCGCTTGTGTTGAAGATGATGTAGATGAAGTTCAATCAGATATTGCTATGATGGATCAATGGTCTAAAGACGCTTCAGAGCGTATGAAGATTAAAATTGACCAACGTGTGTTAACTGATTTGTTAACTGACGTATCTGCAAATAACAAAGGACAAACAGCTGGAGCAATCTCTGGTAACATTGACCTTGGTGTAGCAGGTACTCCAGAGGCACTTACCACTACAAACGTAATTGGTAAAATTGTCGATATGGGTACAGTTCTTGATGAAGCTAACTGTCCAGAATCAGGTCGTTTTCTTGTAATACCTGCAAAAATGGCTGGCTTAATCAAGCAATCAGATCTTAAAGATGCATCTATTACTGGTGATGGAAACTCACCATTAAGAAATGGTCGTCTAGGTATGATTGACAGATTTACAGTTTATGTAAGTCACAATCTATATAAGAACGGAAGTGAGTTCAGCGTAATTGGTGGACACACAATGGGGTTCACATTTGCGTCACAAATGACAAACATGGAAACAATCCGTTCAGAAACAACTTTCGGTAACATCATTCGTGGTCTTCAAGTTTACGGTTATAAAGTCGTTAAACCTGAAGCTCTTGCTACAATGATTGTTACTGTTTAATAGGAGACTAACATGGCGGCATACAGATACGCATGGCTTTGATAAAGGTTCTGCAGCACATCCTGCTAAAGGGCTTAACAGAGTCGGCTATATTGAAGTCACTTTAGACTTCGCTGAAATTACAACAGCTAGATCTACAGCTGGTGCTACAGCACTTGCAGCTGGAGACTCTCTCCAAGTACTTTCTATCCCAGCTGACACATTAGTGATGGCTGTTGGAGCAACAACTATAACTGCAGAAGGTGCAGCATCTACATTTGACATCGGTTTAACTGGTGGCGATGTTGATGGTTTTGTTGATGGTGGCGACGCCAACTCAGCAGGAACTACCAACTCAAATGGTGCACTTTTAATTGCAAACAATAACGAC